GTTGCTATACCCCGCTTGATGCCCCACAGCAGTGTTGTTGGAGGCGGTGGTGTTTAAGTAGAGGGCTTGAACACCAATTGCCGTATTTGAGCCACCAGTTGTGTTGGTTGATAAAGCGGCAACGCCAAAAGAAGAATTAAGCGTTCCAGTTGTATTACTAAAACTTGCCTGATAACCAACAGCAGTGTTGTTGGAGGCGGTGGTGTTGGCTTGAAGTGCATCACGACCTATACCCGTGTTGTAAGAACCCGAGGTGTTGCTAACAAGGGCGTTTAATCCAAAACCAGAATTATCTGTCCCGTCCAAATTTGAAAACAAGGCTTGCCGCCCAACGGCAGTGTTAAAATTGCCAGTCGTGTTTGTTGTCAGTGCAGTTTGACCAACGGCAGTGTTGTTGTTGCCCGTAGTATTAGCCACCAAAGCACTAGCACCCACCGCAGTATTGGTAGACACAGCACCTGCACCACGGCCTACGGTGAGTCCATGCAGGGTTGCATCAGACGATGAGGTCAGCGTAGTAAACGCACCTGTAGTGGCTGTTGTAGCGCCCACAGTGCCGTTGATGTTGATGGACGCTGTGCCTGTCAGGTTTGTCACCACACCCGATGCTGGAGTGCCCAAAGCCGGAGTGACCAAAGTGGGGCTGTTGGCAAACACCAAAGCTCCAGAGCCTGTTTCGTCTGTGACGGCTGCGGCCAGTTGCGCAGAGGTTGCCACCAACGTATTGCTCGTCAGGTTGATGGTTTTGTTCGTGAGCGTGGCCGACGTAGCAGCTTCGAGCTTATCTGTGTTCAGATTGCTGAAGTTTGTGTCTACTTCCGTATTACTTAAGGGGCTCCCCTTGACACTGCGCAAAACAATGGTGCTCATATATTCCTCTCTGGTACTTGGCTCAGGGCGTCAAATCACGAAACTGTGATGGTCCAAGTGATGCTCATTGAGTCGTCTGCGCCCTTATTCAAGACCGCAAATTCGGTGCGGCATAACAAAGTACCACTACTAGAAGCATTAAGAATACCTGCTTCTGTAACCGCGCCAGTTCCAGTGCCTGCGCCGAAGGAGGCAATGTACGTCACGACTGCGCCAGCGGAAGCGCTAGAGGTCAAAGACACACGACCCAGTTCGGTTTGCAGCGCGGTGTCGCCAACAGCAGGGTCAGTGGTACCAGAACCAATGGCCATGTGGCTCATCGCTGTGGGGGTGCCCACCATGCGAGCTGCGATGAACGTCTTACCAGTCGTTACGACCAAGTTGGGGACGTTCTGCTCGCTCTTGAGTTTGCCGTCCGGGCCGAACAGTTTGATGCTCAACTCGCCTTTGGCTTTGATGGTTTCTTGGATCATGACAATCTCCTATGCAAACGTGCGGTACTCACCGACGTAATCAGCTTCAAAATATGTCAGGTCGCAGTACCCCTGCGAGATCACCGAACCTGACTCCGAAAACCCAAATGAATCTGCGACCGCTTTGGTGGTGGACCGTACCGCTGAATCCGCTGTACCTGCCGTGTCGGAGAGAAGTTTGGTGGACGCTACAGCCGCAACGTCTGCAGCCGTTAGTGTATCCGCAAGTGCCTTACTAAAGCTAGTAAATGTAGCCGAGCTTGCGCTGAACGCGTCTGCAAGGGATTTAGCGGCCTCAATGGCTACATCATCCGCCACTCCGAGCTGATCCGTAAGGGTCTTGGCGATAGCGAAGAACCGGGCGTCCCCCACAGAAGTCACGTTGTTAATGAATTTCTGGAACGAGTAGGTAGACCCGTCACCGACATCAGCCCCGTCGTTCATGGCAAAGGCGTCAGCCAGCACTTTGCTGACAGCCCGGGACACCACATCTGAAGGCACTACAGTGTGCTGCAGATTCTTAAAAGCGTGCTTTGTCGTGGTAGTGGCCACGGTCACTGTGTCGTTTACAGTCCGCAGCGTTATCTTGACAATGTTGATGACATCCACCACAGACACCGAGTGAGCCAAAACCTTTGTCACCGCTGCGCGGGTGCTGTCAACAGCGGCTACGGAGTCCGCCGCCTGCTTGCCGAAAGACCGTGATGTGTTGTCTGTAGCCGTTGTCGTGTCGCGGAACTTGACGTTCAAGCCAGTGTTATCCAGAGCAGCTATTGCGGCTGCGGCCACGACCGTTACCGTAAACCCAGCGTCGACAAAACTAGCCGTTGCAGCTGCAGCTACAAAGCGAACGCTTGCTTGTGGCAGAACGAACGTAACAGCAGCTACGGCGGTCATTAGAAGTCCTGACGGAGCTTAAACTTCAACAGGTCGTAGACAGTCTGAATCGTGCTATTGGCAAACGTGATCTCAATCTCACCCTCGTAATCCCCAGCGTCACCGTCAAGGATCGTAGGTGAGTCAGACCAAAAGAACACCACCACGCCGCCTGCGCCGTTGGTCACAGAACCAGTCAGAGTGCCGCGCAGCGTCTCAGAGCCAACAGCACGGAACTTCAGGCGCACAGTAGCGCCCGTCACGTTAATGGCTGCGTTTGTTGTGGTATCAGTCAGAGTCACCGTAAGCGCTGGGGCGGTATCGCCCTGCACAAGTCGAATCTTCTCAGCCATGTGAGCTCCTTATGCCGCTGGGCGCTGGCGAACCATCAGGTTAACGCCGCGAAAATCACGAATGCGAGCGTTGGTGATCGCCCGCTCATACAAGCCTTTGTGCATGCCAGCCAGAGCCACGTCGGACCATTCTTTGCCCGGAATCATGGCGAGTTGCGCAATCGCACCGCTCACAATGGTGTCAGCAAACGTCTCGTAAATCCAGTCCTCGACACCTGTACCAGAACGGTTGGGCTTGAGCACAGCGTACACCTTAAGGGATGCACGCTCTTCAGGGATTGGAAAAATTCGGATGCTGTTGTCGGCCTGAATCCAGAACTCGCGTGGCTCGCCAGTTTCGCTCAAGTTTTCCGTTGCGATCAAGCGCAAGTCAGTCCGCTCAAGCGTGTGTTCGCCATACACCACAGAGATCACGTTTTCTACAAGGCCTGTGTCTGGGTCAAGGTCATAGTCAACCGCGCCGGTCACAACAGTGATGCCGCTAATCTGCTCACGCCACAGGTACGTACGCGCAAAGAAATCAGCCGCTGTAGAGGCCAAATACAGCTTCAGGCTAGGGTCTGGACACCCGGGTAAATGCGGGGCCAGCAGCGGTATAAAGTCGGCCCACAGTTTTGCCATTACGCAACTCCCGGCTGCGATGCAGCGTTGGCCTGAGCAGATACCCCCAGAGCGTTCTGGAAGGCTTGGTAGTGGGCCACGGCACGTTGGGCATTGGCAGCGTACTCTGCGTCCTTGCTATAGGCCCTGTAGAGCACATAGTCCACCATGGCGTTGAAGTAGCTGTCGTCGATGCGGATGACTTCCGCTGTGGCTGAGTTAATCAGCTGTGCTTCAGTCAATGTATGCGCCAGTGGCACTGACGCGTAAATCACCTCAAGGCGTGCCAGTGTCGTGGCTGGCGGGTACACCAGAAACTCTTTGGGCAAGCGGGGGTCAAACATGTAGTGCTGGATGTCTACAGTCTGAGTCTCTGCGTACCAGTTGCGGCGCTGATCGTCGAGCATGCGACGGTTGACTATGCGGACTGCGCCTTTGGCAGACGTTGCAGCAGTGTTGCGCACAACTTCAACGACACGGAGCGCCGAAGCAAACGTAGTGGTTACGACTTGCCGAGCCCCAGCTACGCAGGTAAATTCACCAGTCGCAGTGTTGGAGTCAGGACGGAGATTAACAGTCTCACGATAACTGTCGTTGATGTAATTCTGTAGCTCCAACACAGGCCACCGTACGGACGTGGTATCTTGGAGCAGTGTCTGCACCCGGGAGATAAGGTCTACAACTTTTGCGGTGGCCATGGTCTACCTCACAGTTCAGGCTCTACATCAGCCAATTCTACCGCAGCAGGGGCTTCGGGGGTAGGTTCTACTTTCTTGGCGCGTTTGGGTTTGGCTTCAGCCTCTTCCGCAGCGGCGTTGGAATGCGCATTGGCCAGTGCTTGGCCCTCATCGGTGTACACCCAGTCAGCGCCGTCCATGCGGGCTAGGATGACAATTTTGCTGTCAACCATAGCGCGGGCTTTGTTAGACAGGATTTCGCCGTTCAGGCGAGCGAGAAGGTCAAGTACGTTCATGCAATGCTCCGTTAAATGTAAAAGGGGCTCCTAAGAGCCCCTTTATTGTGCCACCGATCAGGCGCTAAGAACAGCGCCCCAGTTTTCACTGCCCAAGCTGATGTAAGCACCAGACATGTTAGCGGCCAAGGCCTTGGCTGCGTTGGCAGAACCGTTGTTAATCTTGCCACCAGTGGCAGGATACACGTTAAGCGATGCGGCAGAACTATTAACGATGTAGACCACATCGCCGACAGGACGCTCAGTAGGCAACAAAACGCCATCGGCAGCAGTGCCGGTCGTGACAAAATTAACAGCACCAGTCAGTGCAGTAGCACCGGCCTGAGTCTGAGTTGTACCAGCGGTAGCCGTAGCGTATCCGCCGATGCTGCGAGAAAATTGAGTAGACATATTGATCTCCAAAGAATGAGGGAATAGAAAGGGCCCCCGAAGGGGCCCAGTTCATCAGCTGGCGGAACCGACTTGGGCCACGACCAGAGCTTCAGGCTTGACAGTCTTGCGACCGTACACAGCCAAACCACGGACGATATCGCCGAAGTCAGTCTGGTTACGCAGAGGCTCAGTCTTGTTCACGGTCATGGCGAAGGACATTGCTGCCTTGGTGCCAGCGACCATGGTACGACGGGCCTTGGCGCTCGACACAGTACCGCCAGTGGCGGGGTCGGTCAAACCAGCGACCAGTGCCTTGCCAGCAGCGCCGCGAGGCAGCAAGTTGGACACGTACACAGTGAAGCGGTCCAGCATACCGATCTTGCCGCTACGGATGGTCGACTGAGCGTCGCCAGTGAAGTAGGCTTGAGCGATGTTGGATTGCATCAACAGATGGCGGTCGAAGGGGCTGATCACCAACCAGCGACCATCTTCAGGCACGTTCTGCTCGTCCAACACTGTGGACATGCGCAGGATACCCTTCAGCACGTTCTCAGGAGTGGCTTGGTCGATGGGGGTAACGTCTGTGCCCAAGTTGTAGGCAGCAGAGATAGCACCAGCGGTAGCGCCTTCGTTGGCAGCGGCAGGGCCTTCAGTGACCATGTTGTTGAAGAACACTTCGTTTTCGATGGCGATCTTCAACTGCTTGGCAGCGTCTTCGGTGAACATGTTCATCAGGTTCATGTCGGACTGATAAGCCAGAACGTCGTTGACTTGCACGCCGAAGTACTTGCCCTTGTTCACTTGCATATCTTGGAAGATAGGAGTGGGGACTTCGTACGACAGGTTCTGGCCAACAGTGTAGTCAGAGATGCTGATCGAAGGGGCCAGACGGATACGGATGGTATCGCCTTGGTTCTTCAACTCGCCTTCGTAATCGGTGTTAGCGATTTCAGACAACATGGTGTTCTGGTAGAACTTGGCCAGCAATTTGCCGGACCACAGGGTGGGGATAAACGCGCCGGAGTACGAAGGGTTCGTGTTGAAC